CAACCCCTTAACCTTAATCTCAAACCCGCGCAAAGTTAATCTCAACTAACTTATATTTATGGTTAACTCAAATGTTCACAATTTGTTCACAATTAAACTATTGACTTAACCTTAAAACAGTGATATAATGTATTTAGAAACAAAGAGATAGCAACAGCAAAACAAGGAGGAAATAAAGAGATGATAAACTTAGATATTCAGGAAATGCGGGAAGAATTTGACGAACCAACAGGCCGGCGTGGCATTTATTTTGATGCAAATATTATAAAGGAGGAAGAACATGACATTCAGTTATTTGTATTATGCAAACGAGGATTGGGAAAAGACAACAGTATTAAAGATTGACGTAATTGCGTCTAATAAGACCGAAAAAACTTACAGCTTATAAAGCAATGTACAAAATTCTGAACACATACAGACAATGAATCCCCCATAAAGCATGCTTTATGGGGGATGTTAATGTGGTTTATGAAACTTACATTGAAATAAAAGTTGCTGTTAATGTTTTTCCGGTCACGTTTAAATTGCCGCCAGGAGGTACTAATTGAGCAATAGAACTAGTTGATGTATTCGGGGGCAACAGCTCACACTCATTCATTTTAACACTTGTTATATTAGTTCCTACAATGTTTACCAATGCCCAGCACCCGTAATTGTTATAAACCCCAACGCCGGATGTTATAGAAAACGTTCCTAATACCTTTTGATTAGTGTAGTATATCCATTGTGCTGCAAATTTTGGTGTATCTACTGCAATAGGATTATCATATTTAAAAGGAACTGTAATAGTATCATCAGTGATTATACACCCGTACGAGGTAATTTTTGAAAAAATACCGGGCACTTTTACGCAAAACCTCATATACTCATCACTTACGCTATTGCCGCCTTTTCCACCGAAAATGCACCCTGTTAATGCAACGTGGCACGTTTCATTTGCCAAAAATAACGCCATGTCAAAGTCGCCTTTATACCTATTCCAGGAATTAAACACGCACCCACTAAACGTAGCGTATCCCTCATAAATATTTATGTTAGAGCCTCCGCTTAACTCGAAATAGCAGTTGCTAAAGGAAGTTATAGCTTTATTACTTATAGCCACGTTTTGAGGTGTAGAAGATTGCCCGTTAAATAAACAATTTGACACAACAACGCCACTGGCGTTAAGGTTAGTGGATTGTGCTTCCAATAGTGTTCCACTAAATACTGTTACATCATATCCACCTACGCATAAATTGGTTTTAGTTGAGACGTCAAAAAAGTTGTTTCCCACCTCCACATCTAAAACGTCCCCGCCAATATAGCACCCATACGCTCCTACAAGGTCGTTGGTTAAAACGTGTAAGGACTCTGCCGAGTTAACCAATAGACCAGCAGCCGGACCATTCCAGTAATTTGGACTGGAAGAACTTGCGGATAACCCAATAATACGATTACCAATAATATTACTATCCTCGTGTCTTCTTCTCTCGTAATCTCCCACACCCCATGAAGGGATATCCCCGTTGTTTGTAGTTGTTATTATTCCCGCAACGGTTTGCTTGTATCCAGTATCATTCCAGGAATAGCCGCATAAAAATAGGTTATACATAACATGCACTCTTGTTCCGCCAGATAAGTTAACTCCGTAAGTCATGCTTGTAAATTGGTTTTCTTTAATGAAGCAATCCATACAAAAATCCGCCTCAATATGCGACCCGTTAAAAATTACAACGTCTGTGTATACGCTAGACCCATTTGTGTACATATCCTGCGCCCAAAAATTAAGTCTCTCGATAGAACAATTTCTAGCACCGTATAATGTAATAGTGTTTCCGTTTACAAAAGATGAGTCACGAACTATAAATGAGCTTGAATATCCGTTACCAATAAAATGTATATCAACGGGCTCATCCAAATAAATTGTACTACTAACTTTCCATTGCCCCGTTGGAAAATATATTACTTTACTACCCGTATAGTTGCTAGCTTCTTGAATCGCGTTGTTTATAGCTGTAGTGCAATCTTCACCGCTTACGGCACCAAAATCAACTATATTAAACACTGTATTTAAATCGCTAAGGTGCTCACCCTCTACAAGGACATTGTATTCGTTATTTTCATAGTCCCTCATTTTAACATAATCGTAATAACGATTTAACTTTGCTTTATTTCCGTACATTAGAGGTGTGTCACTATGAAGCTCTATTGAATTTCCCGTCAAGCTTAACTTATTTAAAATACTATGGGTTTCATTTTCACCTGACACGGTTTTATTACCGGTTAAAGTTTCCGTGATATTAACGGAGCTAATATTTTTATCACCTGTTAATGTTTCGGTGATATTAACGGAGCTAATATTTTTATCACCTGTTAATGTTTCGGTGATACTTTTTGCAGAGACATTTTTATTGTTTGTGATTGATTCTTCTTTTGATTCGCAGGATAAAAAATCTTTTCCGGAAAGTCTCGAATAATGAATTTCGCCCGTTATATCGTTGTTATTAAATTCGCCGTTATTTACAATTTTTTCAACCGCGTTTGGAATTGTACCGCTAAATTTACAATAGCTTCCGTTTTCTACAACGCCTTTTGGGACTCTAGCTTTAATATTGATGTTGTCAGCTAATACATAACTAGAATTAATTTCGAGGCATGTGTCAGCTGAAATACTTGACATTTGATTAAATAAAATATTGTCTAAAACATAGGTTGCGTTTCCGGAAATAGTAATAGCTTTATACTCACCAGTCCCACAGACAACATTTTGAATTAACACTGACCCGCTGTCTGAATTAGCCGTTATAAGGTTATAACCGTCTGTTACGTAAATGTTAGTGAGTTTACAGTCTATCCCTGTTAATGTAATAACGTCAACATTATTTACCTGCATACCAGAGTTGCTGTCAAGTCTTAAATTGCTAACAGCTGTTTGATTACCAGAAATAGTCAATAGAGATGTCGTAGCGCCTCCCTTTAAAACTAATTTAGTGTTATTATCTGAAAAGCCTAATAGAGTAACGCCAGATTTTAATGTTAAAGAACCTGTTAAATAATTTCCGCTGGGAAAATAAACCGTTTTTCCTCCATTATTGAAAGCATAATCTATGCAGCCTTGAATAGCCGCCGTATCATCAGTAACCCCATCACCCCCAGCCGCAACTATGTTATTTGGAGGGTTCTGCACGTTTAAGAAATAAAGACCTGCAAGCACTTCTTTAACAAGTTCTTCCAGCCCTAACTGGTCTAGCAACTCGTTTACCAACTCAATAATATAATCTGGCAACCCATTAATCGTATTTGCCATATCATTAATGGCCTTGGTCAGTAGGCATACCTGCTGATTATAACTTAACGCGTCACTAAACACTGTAGGCAGTGATTTCATACACCAGCACCTTAACAGCTCGATTGATTTAAAATTTGTATTATTTACCATGTATATCCTACCTCCCATATTCCTAAGAATAAATCTGATAAGTCATTGATTATCATCATGTCAATGTTAATAAGGCTTTCACGATATTCCATTATCATAGATGCATAGCTTTGTGTTCCTTGTTTACCTGTAACTGTTTCAATATAGTCCTCGATATTGTTAATTGTGGTGTTATTGTTTGTGGTTACGTTGGATGTATTGTCTGTTGTTGTATCAGTATTTCCATTAAGTGTGGTAGTATCTCCGGTTTTTGCGGTCGTGGTATCATTGTCTGCTGTCATCCTAGCATTGCTTAAGTATTCGTCATTGGCAAGACCTGTTAATCCTCCCTGCGGTGTTTCGGAATACTTATCAGTTCCAGCCCTGGTAACAGTTTGATTAACATCCCCGTCAGATTTAGTGGTGTTATCCACAGCTGTAATTGTCTGACCTTCCTCTTTTGTCATAACTTTGCCGTCAAGTTTTTGTGTTCCGGTTTTGTTTGCTTTGTGTTGTCTGGTTAAATCAACATCATAGATTGGGTTAAATTTGTAAGTTTCTGCTTCGTACATTTTGTTATAGTATGGCATTATTTCATTCAGCCTTGTGTCAAGCCTTAACTTAAATAATCCCAGTGTTTCTTCTCCTATTTCCCTAGTATAATAATGTTTTATAATTTTTGTTAACAAGACATTTCTGTATTGTTCATCAAAAATAGGGAAATTAAAGTTAAACAAAAGAGGTACGGCGGTTGGAATAACAGTGTTAACAATATCTGTGTATCCTGCTGGTTCAGTTCTACCTACAAGCCCTTCACAAATATAGCCTAATGTCATAGTTACTGCGCTCATTCTTCTACCACCTCCTCTGATTTTTGCTCTAGCATCATATCCCCTGTGGCAATTACCTGCTTGTATCTGACGCCTATATTTACATCTGGGAACATGGCATTGATTCTTTCACAACCTATTTCCCTTTCCATTAACCGGGTATAACGTTGTGCTTCTATATCCCCCATACCACTGGTTACTTCCAAAGTATTAAGCCGCTCCCGCTTTTCGTCATTAGTGTTTCCTATTCCTAGATAAGTCATAGCTTCATTCCACACAAGGCCTTTTAATACCTGTAATTTATCTGCAACGTATGGCGCCGATATGTCAATTGCACTTAATCCACTCAAATCCATCTGCTTATCTGCGAATATAAAAGGGTAGTTCCCTTCGTACTGTTTAAATAAGTTTATGATTGTAAGTCGCTGAGTTTCAGAGCATGTAATAATCTTAGGATTTTTCTGTAGCTTCACATTGGTATCAATAGCACGCTGGATTTCATACAGTCTCCATGCGTACATTTCAATGTATAGCTGGGAATTAATGTGCAACGAGTTGTTAAAAATAAGCACGCTGTTTTCCTTGCTCAATTCCATTTGGTATCCGTTGCTTGCATAAGCGCGTCTGTAGATTGGTATTCTGTAAACATCTAATGGCCCTGATATCATACACTGCAATGTTAAGTATCCCATTACTTCATCCCTAAAGAATACCGCCATACCATCTGCAAACAATGCTAGTTCAAGGAAGCGTCTATCACATGTTGGCGGCAGATTAATCCATTCAAATTGACTGATAGCTAAGTCTACCAAGCGGTTATAGTACTGCATGAATGTCCAGTCATTGCATTTCTTTGCGTTCCAGAACTCCCGGGTATTTCCTGGGGCCATTTCTCCCTTTTTACTCATTAGCTTCCACTCCCTCCCACTCTGTTATCTAAACTGTAGTTTCCTACCTCGCTACCCTTTTTCCAAAATGTGATACCATTATCATATATCCCCCGTAACTTAGCCATGTCATCTGCTGGAACACTGCCTGTAGGGTTTGAGTTTACCGTTTTAACGTAATTCCAATGGGGGCGTTGTGAACGGTTCGGAACTTTAACCTGGTGAGTTGCATATCCATACACATTAAAATATTGGTCTATTATTTTGGCAAACTCTGCACGGATGTGATAATTAAGAAAGTAGAAATCCTTAATACTAAACGCAACTTGTGCACTGTTTGACTGAGAGCCATGACTCTGAGGGGGCTGAGTTTGGATTGCATTTAATCTTGCAAGTGTTCGGCCTACATTTGTCGCGCCTGCAATTCCAGAGGCTAGGACAATTGGATTACCTGTAGCAATTCCTGCAACGGCTCCCATTGCTGAGCCTAACATATCTACTGCCGTAGATGAACCATTTTGAGCAAGCCATGCTTTGTAGGTGTCCACGGTAAATGAGCATTGAGGAAAACCACTAATGGTGATTGCTTCGTTGTAGTTGGCTCCTACATTTTTGTAGCCCAGGGGAGTAAGCATCCCTAATGGGTTTGGTGACATATCCATGCCTAAGTTAAAGGTGCAGTTTGCCGTCTGGAAGTATTCGTATTTATAGGTGGCTGAGTTACCCATTAAGTTAGTTACATATAAAAAGCAGTACGGGTAAGTAAAGAGTTTGTTATTCATTGGCACATATCCGTCTATTGCTCCACGTTGTTTATCTCGTTCAATAACGTAGTTTCTTGCAGGTGCACCCGTTGCTGTAGTAAAGTCTGAGGGCATCATAAAGACGGAAACTATAGCGTCAGCCTTGTTATTAGTGATAAGATTGTCAATAAACACAGCAACAGCTGGGAAAGTATCGAATACATGCAACCAGCATCCAGAATAAATTCCGCCGTAACCACCGGTGCTAGTTCCTACGTTTCCTTGAGAATCTACTGTCGCGGCAACCACGACAACGTAATCATCCATGTGTTCCGTGCGGAACGCTGTGTCATAGATGTACTCGCCTAATTCAAGGTTTTCATCTACCAAATTAGCACCAATTTCATCCACCAATATATGTTCCCTCTCGATAAAGCACGGGTTTACCGTGTAATCGAAAAACCAGGTTTGCATAACATCCATTTCATAGCTTATGGTTGAGCAGTTGTTCCCTTTATACTCTACACCCGTGATAAAAGCGTAAAACCATTTGTTCCCAAAAGACGCGTTTTGGAACATGATGTAGTTACAGTCATAGAGTGATTCGGCGTTTATACCAACGTTAATGGTTTTATCAATCCTCTGATAGGTGTATTCTGTTAGTGAAAACTTTGACAGACTAGCAAAATAGCTTGCTTGCTGCGCGGCTGTACTAAAATAAATTGTGTTCCTATAGGTGTTATCCAGTGGAACGTTTTTAAGAATATGGACGTTAGTATTTGGATTTACGTACATATGACCTCCTTAAGAGGGGGGATAAACCCCCCTGTATTAAGCTGATACAGTGATTGTCGCTGTGTCAGTCTTTGTGCTGTTAAATGTGGAAGTAGCTGTAACGGTGAGGGTTGTGCCTGTTTCATCTTCTCCGACAACGAGGTTGCCGTAGATATCAATGGTAGAATCAGTACCACCAGTAACCGTCCATGTAACAGACTTAGGTGCAAAGTTTGCGGTAACAACAGTGGCCGACATTTTAACCAACTGACCTTTGTTAACAGTTGCAGTCTTAGGGCTTACTGTTACACTGGTTACAGTTGGGGCACCTCCCACGTAAACGGTGTTATTAACAAACGGGGAAACACTGAACGTTTTCCAGGTGTGATAGAAGTAATTCCAGTAAAGCCCCTGACCGTTATAGTTTTCAGTGAAGTTATAGAAGTTGTCAAAAACCATGAACCAGTCGCGGTCTACCATGACTGCCGGAATTGCATCAAGTGCGGTTCTTTCAGCTTCAGTTAACGGCACAAAGTTGGGGTCGTTAGCAAACAGTTCTGCAAGCCTGTTGTTGTCGCTTGTGCTAAAGCTAAATGTATCAACCAGGATACGGTTACCCATAAACTCTGCTTTTTCCATGTTAAACGCCGAAGCAAGAACCTCAACGTCAATCACGGCATTGAATTTGGCGTTCATAATTAACATCTGGTCACGCGTATCCGTGAAGGTAGTTACACCCGTAAGATTGTACTGTGTGCTGGGGAACTGCCATACTCCGGATACTCCCTTAATGGTGGAAACGATTGTCTTTGCGTTTTCAGCAGATACGGGGGCAATTTCAGTTACATGCATACGCCCGTCAAGCACGTTTCTAGCAATGAGATATTTCATAGTCAGAAACTCGTCATAGTTAGAGCCTGTATACATAGCATCTACGATTTTTGCAATCAGGTCCGTAATGCCCTGCCATGACAGAAACGCCTGTCTAAGCTGGTCGTTGCTAATAGTCTGCTTATAAAATTTCTGGTAGTTCATGATATGAAATGCCGCACGAACGTCCGGAATTTCGCGCTTGAACACTTCAGATTCAGCAACAGCTGGGTCAAACTGATAAGGCTTAGCAATGTTAACAAAGATTTCCTCTACAGTTTCACCAAATTCCAGCAGACCTTTTTTCATTCCGGCCCACGGGTTGTAGAACATTTTAGAAGTAATCAGCACACGCCCGATTCGGTTCATGAGAGCCGTTAAAAATTCGTTTCTAAGCGGCTGTAAATCCATGATGACTGCTCCAACCTGACGCAAGGATGTATCATCCCCTGCTGTCAGTTCTGGTACATAGTTCTGATAGTTAGCAGATGCGTTGTCACGGATTGTATTTAAAATCTGCGCAGCGGACTTCTGCACGTTAGTAGCGGACACGTCAGGGTTTTCCGCACTGTACGCCGCGGCGGCGTTCTCCTGAACATTTTTAAGTGTAATTTTTTCTGGTTTAATTGGCATAATTATTCTCCCTCTCTTTCCCCAAACAACGTATCAAATGACCTAGTTTTTCCATCATCCTTTACATCTTCCTCTTGTTCCTCTTTTACTTCTTCGCGGGTTCCGAAGAAACGCTCTCTATAGCGTTTTCTCCATTCTCCATCAAGGGCTTCATATTTGCCCTTCCAATCTTCACCGTCACCCGCTGCCCGTCTTTCAAGGTCGTCATAGGTGTCGGTTACATCTTCCAGAAAAGATAATGCCTCATCAGAATCATCCTCTCCCAGGCGTTCCTTGATTCGCTCAAAGAACTTTTCTCTGTCAAGTGTTGCCATGTTTCTCCCTCCTAAAAAATTTTGTTATAATATATCAATGGCATTTTGTGTGACCACTCACCACCATCTGGTGGATTGGGCGGTGGAACATATTCATTTTTAAACCAGTCATACCAATACCTTGCGTACTCTTGTCTTTTTGGTTGGTCAATTGTTTCGGGCCGTTCAAAGTTTTTAAGAAAACAATCTGCTAAGTATTCAGGTGTTTGCGTGCTAACTTTAAATTCTCCGAATGATTCAGGGTATTGCGTTGTCGGTATCCATTGTCCAGACAGGACTGTCTGTGTGTCAATCCATTCCATCTGACCTTCTCCGCTGTCATGGGCATAGCCGTTAGCGTCTGCCCAGTCGGTATAGTTTGTTGATGGCGTCCACTGGACTAGTCCCCAGCCACCGCCTGGTGTTAAGTTCTGCCATATTCCAGGGTTAAGCGTTGATTCTACCTGTTGATTTCCGAGTAGACCCGCTACGGCTTCGGCTGTCCAGCCCTTAGACATAAAATACGCAAATTGGATAGTAGCGTTGTTCTGCATTTCTCCAATCGACAAATAATAATTTCCCTTAATCCATTCATTTGTAGCACTGGTTTCCCACCGCCATAGTTCTAACCAGTTACCACGTGAACCGTTAGCGTTAATAGATACCTGTTGTTCCAACGGCACGTTTGCTGAGTGCGCACCCATGGTTCTCGTAGTATCAAATACCATTTCAGTGTGCTTTGTCCTAATAACGATGTCGCCTGGCAACCATGTAATGTCCGGTGCGTGTTTTGTGAATCCTACTTGTTTTAACACGCCAGCCATACTGCTTGTTGTAAAAGGCCATGTGCCCCACACAGATACTAAGTCCCAACCACCAGCAATCAAGGCGTACCATATAAAAGACGAACAGTCATAGTATGTAATACCATTTACGCTTTGCTGGTTCCGGTATTTTTGAGAGTATCCTACATTTTCCTTTGCGCAGGTTTCAATTGCCCAATTATAAGCGGTTTGTATAGCTGGCACGTAATTACCTCCATTTGTTAAGCATGGCGCGTTTAATAATAAACGGATAATTTATTTCTGTTTGGTCAAGGTCAACCCTTCCATTGATTCCTGGTATCTTTCCTGAATCGGATTTCTGCCACAAAGTTACGGGTCGCCGTGGTGAATCTGCATATCTCGCATACCACATGTCATACTTTTCGGCAACTTTGCTTGCCTGATAGTACATTCGATAATATTCGTTGTTGGTATAAAACATTGCATAAAAATCGTGTTCTTCAAGTGTACGGCAAAATTCCTCAGTACAGTTAAGCACAAACTGTCGGTCAACGCGTGCACCGTTTCTGTTAGCATGTGCTACCGTGGCATACTCAAAGTCGTACACAATTGGATATTCCGGCTTATGTTCTCCGATAAACTCAATTAAGTATTCGGCTTCTTTTTTGGCCATTTCTGGGTGTAGCGCATAGCTAAACCAATAAAGACCGTACGGGATTCCTAATCTCTCACACTCAGATACGTTTCTTCTGGCTTTAGCGTCAATGTTGTTTTTTCCAAAACCAGCTCGGATGATTGCAAAATCGACATTTGGTTTTACGCTGTCCCAGTCTATGTTACCCTGGTGATGCGAAACATCAATGCCATTAAACACGCCCCTCACCTCCTAACCTGTCTAACAGCTTTGTTATTGCAATGGTGTTGTTGTTCAAAGCCTCGGACATTTTGTCAATTTCTTCCTTATGTTTGTTGTTGCTGTCGTAGATGTACCATAGCAGTATTAAAGCCATGGTAATTGGGAATCCCACTGAACTAATGACACTTACGATATTTTCCATATTTCCCCCCTTTCTATCTTTTATTATATCACAAAAGCGTTGCAATTGCAACGGATTTATGATATAATATAAATGTAAATGAAGATATTCCAAAAGTGTGACTTTTGCAACATTTCCAAATAAAGGAAATAGTTCCGACCGATAGGTCGAGAACCTACGCACCCATCAGGGTGCTTCATTGAAAGGAGGTTAATCGTGGCTTACTATGACGGAACAAAGCTTTTGTCCCTCAAAGATATTAACGGTAAAAAGCCAGAATTGTTTTTAGTAACCACTAACCGAACGGGTGGTAAAACAACCTGGTTTAACCGCTACTTCGTTAAAAAATTTAAAGCTGGTCAAGGAAAATTTTGTTTGATTTATAGATTCAATTATGAATTGTCTGACGTGGCTGAAAAGTTTTTCAAGGATATTCATGGGTTGTTTTATCCAGATGATACTATGACTAGTAAGCCCATGGCAAAAGGAATATTCCATGAATTGTTTTTGAATGATGAACCATGCGGATACGCTATCGCGCTTAACAACGCGGATGCGATAAAGAAATATAGCCACCTATTTAATGATGTGGAACGAATGCTAATGGATGAATTTCAGAGTGAGACAGGCAAATATTGCTCAGATGAAATTCGGAAACTGCTTTCAGTTCACACCAGTATAGCCCGTGGTAATGGTAAACAGATTCGCTATGTGCCGGTCTACATGTGCGGTAACACGGTTAGTTTGCTTAACCCGTATTATTCGGCTCTGGGGATTTCTACTAGGCTGAAACGAGATACAAATTTTCTTAAGGGTGACGGCTATGTGCTGGAACAGGGTTTCATACAGTCTGCGTCTGACGCACAATTAGAATCAGGTTTTAACAGGGCTTTCGCGTCCAGCGACTATGTGGCTTACGCTTCTCAAAATGTTTATCTTAACGATAATTATTCCTTCATTGAGCAACCGGAGGGTCGTGGCAGATACATGTACACAATCAAATATCTTAACAAGCACTATGCAATTTATGACTATGAGACTTTGGGAATTATGTACGTTACTGATAAATATGATGCTTCATATCCAACTAAGCTTTCACTCACCACGGATGACCATAGTATTAATTACGTCATGCTAGCTAAAAATGCTTTGATTATTAATAATTTTAGAATGCTGTTTAATAAAGGATGCTTCAGGTTCAAGAATCTGGAAAGTAAACAGATGGTTATACAGATGTTATCATATTAAAAGGGTATCACCGTGGGTTATGTAGCATTGAACGCTGGTGGAATCCACACTGTAAAAGGTGCCGCTGGGTTAAACGGTAATTGGAATGCCCCTTGTTACACCCCACGTAATGATATAAAAAGAGAGGATATTATATCCTCTCTTTTATTACTTAATTATTCGCGCAAATAATCAAATATTAAAACAAATCGTCATATTTTATAGCAAGTGCAACTAGTACAATTATTACCCAAAGTGACATCTTTAATCCTCCTTAATTTTCTTATGAACCTTTGGTCGCATGTCGTATCCTTTCTTTACAAGTAACACCCCTCCGGGCATTCTAATTGGCTTCAAACCCTCCTTTAGTTTCAATCCTTCTCTAAACTCCTCAATTGTGTGCTCTTTGATAAATTCTTGTTTCGCGTCCTCTGACATTCCAGCACACCTAATTTGATAATAAGGTTCTACTGGTTCCCCGTCATTATGAGTGACATGCTCAATATACGTTTTCTGCCTAACAAAAACTGCTTTGTCCCAATAACTCTCGAGTTTCCATGCGCAGAAATTTGTAGGATGAATCTTAATTCCCTTCGCGTCCTCAGGATTCCCGCTACAATGAATGGAATCCGTATCGCAATAAATGAAACCGTCCCTATCCGGTCCTTGATAATTAGCTTGTGCTGCATTGATTACAAACCTCCTTGCGTATGATGTGATTGCTGAACCTATCGCGATGTATCCTGGTTTCTTTTCGTGCTCTTCCACCAATTCAAAACCCAACACGTTTTTCTTGTTGATGTAGGGCACTTTATAACTAGATAAATCATTTGCGGAGAATTTTCCATAGAGATTATTAAGGTATAGCTTTGCAAGTTCCCGTTCTGCTCCTTGTGATGATTCCTTAATATTCTTATATTTGTACATGTATTCATCAAATAGTCCTATCTCCGTTCTAAACCAACATCCATCTAATATTTCTAAATCATAAACATCATAATGCTGTAAAAATAACTCATAGTCTACACAGGTCATTGTCATGGTTACTTGTGTATCATGTAGCTTGCCTTTACGCATGTAATAGCGTTTGTAAGTTCCTGATGAATATTCATAGATATCAGATGTTGTTAAATAATCAGTTCCATTATACAGGAAGCTACCCTTTATCTGCACTGTAGGAAGCATCCCCTCTTTTATCTTAAAACGACATTTAATTCTAACAAAATAATAACTTTGGTCTGGTAAGTCAGGAATATCACCCTGCCAAAATTTGGGCATTCCTACAGGGTATCGGTTACCTGATTCAGATGACATGTTTGATGGATATGAACTGTTAATGTCTGCTGTCCAACCGCGCGTGTACTTTCTATTCTCTTTGCCCTTGACCAGATAACAATATCCACCTCTGTAACTGTGTCTGATGTATCTATCTGCATTACATTCGCCGTATATTTCTTCATCTATTTGCACCTCTGTTAAGTCAGGAAAGAAATTTTTATAGTCTATTTTGTCGTAAGTGGACTTAAACTCCTCTAAGCAACATGAACCTATGGTAAGTTTCTGATGTCCACGTTCAAACATTATCTCAAGGGCTTCCTTGACTACTAGCACATCATTGCGTATGTACTCCTTTTCCTCATCTGTTATCACACAACCCGCATAACGAAAACCTTCGTACTCCATATCAAGCTTTTTGTGCTTTGTCTGGAATCCCTCGCCAATCTTTTTCACAGAAAATGGTAATAGTTTCAACGAATCCCTAAATTCTATAATCATATTGTGCATCTTAACTGTTATGGAATACCATGCACCCCGGTCACTGATTGCGCACTTAAACTGCTTGTTGTACATTTTACCTTCGGCTACTCTATTCCAGGTATAACCATTACGCAAAAGATAGTCTAGGATAAAGTTACCGTCAAACTTTAGGTTATGAAAATAACATACTATATTGGTCTTTTGTGCAAAAATGTATGATAAAAAATCAGGTAGAGAATGTAGTATCTCAACATTATCATCCCACAACTTTACAACTGCCACCGCCCATACTTCTGTATACTCTTGACCTTCGTAGACCGTTGTCTCAAAGTCTGCCATATAGTATTCATAGTTTCGTGTACGCACATTCTGTTATTCCCCTTCCGCCCAATCCTCCAATTGCTCTAACTCCTCAAAGAATTCCTCACGTGATTCTGAATTTATAGCCATAAGGTCTGTTATTGCTGTTAATTTACCCCGCAACAATTCTTCATCTGATATGCATTCCCATCCGGGCCAGTCACCGGATTCTTTTGTTTGCTGTAGGACTTCCGCTAGTTCTTCGTCACCATACTTAAATCTGGATGCTGTGAACCATGCAGTTATGTAATTAAATAGTTTGGGAATACGACCAAATATTTCTGTCATTTCCATAGTAAACACTGTTAGTACTTGTTGGTCAAACTGAACTACTTCCACATCATATACAGTCTTTCCGTTTCTATCCTGATACCCTTTTGTCTTATCCTGCGGTGGAATTTTTGATGTTTTGCGCTTATTTCTTCGTGTTTGCACCGCTCTCTGCGCTCGTTGTTTGTTCTCTATTAGTTGACCTTGTTTACCAGTTAAAATTTCTCCTGTTTCTATGTCGATAAACCTGGATTCTTTGTACAGCTTTTCGGTGGTTAGCTTCTTAAGTCTACGCACACTGGCTTCGGTAATTTTCTTTGGAATTTTAGGGAGTAATTCGGGTACGTCATATCCTCGCTTAGTCATTCGGTTTATCTGCTGTTGTATTCTTTGTCTTTCTCTACGATATTCTTGCTGTGTGGGTGTTAACTTATATTTTCTCTTAGCCATAACCGCTCCTTTCTGTAAAAAGAAAGGGGCATGTGCCCCAATCTTTATACATATGCTAAATTGCTAAACAGCAATCTACATAGTCCTTATTTGCTTTAGTCACGCCGGACCTTTTCTTGATGGAAAATGGTTCATCCTCAAAGAGTTCTGCCATCTGCGTGAAGCTTCGCTTAAATGTTGCTGACTGACACGTCCAGACTGTTCCATCTTCTCCTAACACTGAAAGCAGTTCGTGATTCTCTCCCTTGTGGTCAACATCTTCGTAAAGAAGATAGCCACTTACCTGAAGTGTTGTGCCGTCTGGAACATCCTTTACGCTGACTGCTCCCTGGTCCTGTGTCATCTTGTATACTTCTACCTTGTTAAACTCTCTGCTCGCTTTAATGATTGTCACGATTTAATCTCCTTTTCTTGTTTGGTTTACCGGGTTCGGGTTAGTTTGCTTTCTTCTGTTGGGATACAGGACGTTCTACCTCATGTGCAAGTTCAATAAATTTTGATAATTCCAGGCCGTACACCTTCTCATCCTGGGTTAAGTCTACAACCAAAGCTGGAACAAATTCTGGTTCTGTGTTCTGCTTGATTGCTAGCTTAAGGGCTTTGGCCTGGTCGGTAATTGCACCCGGTACAAAATAAGTTCTGTTTTCGGTTTCTCCGATTGTTGCGTTTACACCTAATACGGTTACCTTTGTTGTTACGATTGTTCTTGTGATTAACTGCTCTTTCATGTCTTGTTCTCCTTTTTGTTATTTTTAATGGGTTTAATGGTATCACTGGGCGGGATTTGAACCCACAATCTCTGATGTCCTCGACCTTGACGCTTTTATTGCGTTCACATGTCCGTTGATTCTACTCAACTTCCAGTGCCTTATCCGTTTGGCGACCAGTGACGTGGTTGATAGTTGCTTTATGTAAACCGGATTTTGTAAATTTCAGCGTACTGTGGGTTGCTTTGAATTTTTAGTTTTCCGGTTTGCAACGGGGCATAAATGTGAGGGATAGCAGTTCTGTTTCTCCTAACATTAACTTAGTATCAATCGATTGAATGGATAGGGGTGATAATTCTGAAAACTCCGCTATCATAATGCAGCTAGTAGACTTAAATGCGAACTTCACGAATGGCGATGTTCCTTGTGTTAGCCGCTCAACTTCACTAGCTTCACTAAATACAAATTGCTCATACATTTCTCTTAGCACTGCTTCACCTCCTAACTTGATGGTGTTGTATTTCCATCTATTAATATCATAACATGTAAATGTGAACAAAGTATGAACAAATTCTTAATATTCGTTCTCGTTGTTTATTTGGTCTGTGAGAGATATTAAAACATCTAAATCCTCACACCTCCGCAACAGCTTGGGGTCTAGGGTGTAATACATGGTGCCGTGCTCTCTGTGGATGGTTGTAGTGAATAAATAAAAATAGTTTTTTCCGCTACAGGTAAAAAGTCTGTGTGAATCGAAACGCACTTCTAATAAAAATTGCTGAAAGATAATCACCATTAAATCATTGCTTAGATAGTGCGAGTTTTTGTCGGCGTATGGGTATAATATCATTGTTTGACCTCCTTGTGTTGTGAGAAAACAAATAGGCGCACGTAATACTACCCAGTTTAAACTAAAACCTACTACCTCATATCCTGCATACGTCATTAATGCCTTATAAGCTTTAAGTTTTTCACTCTTATTAGCTGAACATGTGCTAATCCCTAATATGGTTGATTTTTCCCAGTCACTGTTTGTGAAATATAAATCCCTGAATGTCATGTTATTCCTCCTCTGGCTTACTTACGCATACGCAGTCTCCGTTGAAACGGCCAACTATGTAATCTCCATATCTCCTTCTAGCTTCGCTTGCTAACATCTTTTCTACTTTGTCGGTTATGATGGTTAGTTGTGTGCTGGGTGTCCAAGCATAATTGATGTAGTACATTTCGTAAAATGTCATTTCATTGCCCTCCTTGTTGTTTTCTCTTTGTTTCTAAATACATTATAGCATTGTTTTAAGGTTAAGTCAATAGTTTAATTGTGAACAAATTGTGAACATTTGAGTTAACCATAAATATAAGTTAGTTGAGATTAACTTTGCGCGGGTTTGAGATTAAGGTTAAGGGGTTG